CGCGGACTGAAACTTTGCCGCGATTCGAACTCCGGTGCCCTGTCTGACATTCGTGATCGTCATCGGTTAACCTCCGAACGCGCTCTGAATCGTGCGGTAAACGATCGTAAAATCGATCGTCGCTCTCCAGACCCTTTGGTGAAAAATCGTCTCTTTCGTAATCACGGCCCGCGCCGTCTGAGTGCCAAGTGAACCCGGATGCAAGCCGTTACGCTTGAAAATCGTGCTGCCCTTCAAGCCGTTCATGATCCGTTCCAAGATGGCTTCGAAACGTTCTTCGGCCCGGGGATCCTGCTTGCGGCCGTAACGGAAAATGGCTTGCATTCGGTGTTCTTCCGCAAATTCACGACCCTCGACGGGCTCTTCGTCATCCCGGCCGACCCGGGAAAGCATGATACCGTTGACGATGGTTTCAGGCTCCGCGCCGATCGTGACTTCGGTCATCCAGTAGCTTTCGAATTCGTTCAGATCGTCGCAGTGGTAATAATACTTGTGAATATTGCGCAGCCCCGGGGATGGATTCGTCCCGCCGAGACCTTCCACGCTCGTCCCGAATTGTGGCGATCTCCGTCATTTCGCCGCTTCTCTCCTTCCGACCGTGGCTTCGGCATTATCGACGCGCTTTCCGGCCGGAAATCTTCGGACCCATACGACCTCGTGGTCATAGGTGACACCGTCGATGGGGCTCTCGAATCGAAGAAGATCCCCGTTTTTGATGTCGTCGTCTGGGTCGATGAAAATCGTCATCTCGGCGCTCGGTGCACTGACGCCGTCGAGCGCCTGCCCGATGAAGGTTTCTTCGGGGAATCCGATATACACCGCCCCGAGTTCCGTGCGACGTGTCTTGACGCCCGGGAGTGTCACCGGCCGGATATGAGTCGCGGCGGTTCGTCTATTTGCAAAAAGCGACATTATTTCCCCGCCAGTTTCTTCAGCAAAAGCACGAGCACACGCTGGATTTTGTTTTCAAACGCCTTCATCCCCGCCTTTTCTGCAGGCGTCACGCAGTCCTTGCCCTTATACCCGGGGTGCTTGGCGACTCTTCGAATCGGAGCCTTTCCGGTCCGGGGGTCGATCTTGCGCTGTGCCCCGGGAGATCCTTCGTACCCCTTATGCCATTTCAGCGTCATTGGGGTGAACCCGCTGCGCGGAATGCGGTGCGCGGGCACGGTTTCGCCGAGGGCGAGAGGGCCGACCCAGTCGTGGCGCAGGGACACGATGCCGACGACGGCAAAGTCTTTGACTGTCACATTTGCTTTGATATAGTTCGGGATCCGACTGGTCGGCCAGTGCTTGATCAGACCGCGTTTCAGGGTCTCTGCCGCGGTTTGCGTGGCGATCTCGACCGCTCCTTCGGTGGCTTCCAGAAAGACACGCTGACCGGCTTCGCCAAAAGCCGCGGCGACGTCCTGAAGCGCACTGAGATCGGCCTGCATAACCATATTTTTACACCGCGAGACGCTGGAAGGGCCTCAGAAGCTGCACAATGTCCTCAGGAACGCCGTTGATCCAAGAAATGGTCCTGCCACCAAAGGTCTCCGACAAAACGCCGTCAGCGCCCTCTCTGGACCGATTGAATTCGACGGCGACGAACTTCTGGCAGGCGAGCCTAAGATCGTCCGGGATGGTCTCATATCCGGCCCGGTAGACGATCCGCACGTTCCGGGTGCCCTTCGGGAACGTGGCCAAGGCGAGGCCGGTCGTCAGCGGCACTCCGGGGCCGAATGTCAGCTTCCCGGGCTCATCGGAAGGGATGATGATACCATCGGCGACTCGGTTGGTTTCCCCAAAATTGCGGAGCTGATCGAGATAGACGGCCGTGACCGAAATGATCGGATATTGGCGCAGCAGCAGAAACTTGGTTCCGGTGCCGTCCCGATCTTCGGTATAGTCATCAGCCTTGATCCTGCGGTCCCCGAGTGCCCTTTCAATCCGTGCCGTGCACGAATCGATGATCTGAGCCAAGAACTCGTCTTCGTTCACATTGGCGACAGGAATCCGCAGATAAAGTTTGGCTTCGGCGACGGTGCAAAGCGCATTCGCGGAGGCCTCATATGGTGTGCTCATTACGCACCCACCTTCTGCCGGAATGCCTGCTCATCGAAGCGGATCCCGGACGTGTAATAGTGCCGTTTCCGTTCAAGGCGTTCACGATCCCAATGCCGGTTCGCGTGGATGATCGTCAGTCCCTGCAGATTCGATTTCATGCCGGGCACGATCTGCTGTTTTCCGACGAAGACGACTTCATGCGCACCCCAATGATGGATCGCGGGCCGGATTTTGAAGACCCTCGAAATGCGACCGATTCCGGAACCACCATCGGAACGGATCGGGACGAGATATGCGACCTCCTTCAGTGAGTCCAAGAACTTCGCGGGCTCCCTGCATTCCAAAGTCTCGTCGGTGTCGAGGATTAGCGCATAATCGCCGGGATTTCCGACAAAATATGTCGAGCGTTTCAGGAATTCCGTCGGCGCCGGAACAGGCCACGGAACGATCAACGAAGCGAATCGTTCGGCGATAGCCATGACTTCCGCGGTTCTCGGACGTTCACCGGTCTTCTGGAATTTTTCGTAGACACCGTCTGTGTAAACGATTGGGTATTGATCTGGATCCGCCCACAGTTTCCTCACGCTCCGGCAGGCTTTTTCCAGCCCCGCCGGATCATCATAACCGGAGATCAGGATCCATAGGCGTTTCACAGATCAGTCCGCCAAATCTTGGATTTTGGTTTCGCCCAACGCTTGCCTGCGTTGGGGTATCCGAATCGGTTTCCGCAGTGAAAGACGCCGGAAGGAAAGACTTCGTCGGCACCGACGCAGGGCGGGTCGACTCTGATCTGACCGTCGATGTCGGTGCTGACTTCGACGACGGCAAGTCCGGCACCATAGGCGACGGAATCGACGTCCTGCAAATGCAAGTCTTCGCTGCCGATCACGGTGCTGGTGAACTTCACATCGGTGTCCGGGTCTTGGTTGTCAAGGCACCCCGTTTTTGGCGTACCGTAGGACGTCGCCGTCGTGCCCTGAGAAATGTTGTTATAATTGAGGATGTCGCAAGTCCCGTACTTGTAGAAGTCGGTAACGCCCGTATTTTTGCCGTTGACGTTGTTTCGCCAATCCGCAAAACCACTATTGACCATGATTCCACACGTCCCGACTGAACCGGACGAATTCCGGTATCCGTGCATGTTGACGATGGAGTTGTTGTAAACCTTCGCCCTTGCTGCATCCAAAGTCCCGAAAGCGGTATAGATACCGACAGCGGCGTTGAACCCGCCCTTGTTGGTATCGGAATTCATGATGAAATTGTTAACAGCCCAACAAGAGGCGTTGTTGCCCTGAAATATCCGGATGCCGTAGTTATAGTATTCGCCGTCGAAGTCGTAAATCACGCAACCCACGACCCAAGTCCCGTCGGTATATGGAGCCACGGTGTAGTTGTCAAAACCGATCAGATACTTGGAACCTGTGACAGCAGCGGCCGGAGTGACGCCAAAGCCTTCGACTCTGGTATATCCACACTGCTGAAAGCCATAGTTCGCCACCAAAGAAACGGGGAACCTGACCACGATGCCGGTGTCGCGTTGGCCGTTGTTGGGTTTCATGGCGACAATGCGCACATAATCGGTACTGCTGAATCCAGAGAAACCGGATTTTGCATCGGGAGATTCGTCGTAATAGCACTTGACGCTATCCCACGATGCGTTTTCGTAGACCTCGACGGTCTGAACGCCGCCACCGCTGAGATTGTCAGGAATGGCGTCGACTCCATCCTGAATCGTGGCGTAAGTCTTTCCGGTTCCAATCGTATATGTGGGCATTAGATAAACACAATCGGATCGCCATCGGGGTCAAGATCGTATTCATGTTCCCATTCGTCTTCCGGTGTTTCTTCGAGATTCGCGCCGAGGTCATGGGGTTCGAGAATCGACGGCGGGATCTCCATAATTTCGACCACGGCTTGGGCGACAACGAGATCATCGAGTTCGATCTTGCGCTCGATCTCAGCGACTTCGGCGGGTCCCGGAGGGCGTCCGTTGACAGCCTCGAAATGGTCTTTGCGCTTTTTGGCCAAATTGTCCCAGTCGCTGCGCTTTTTGTCGTGGTAGGCGTTGAGGAGATTCATACGGTCGATTTCGGTCTGCGTGAAAGCCGCCGCGCCGATTTTGTAGCGGCCGCGGCGAATATCCTTTTTCTCCAAAGAGTCCGCGGTCTCTTGGGGCACCGCAACCCAGCGGAACGCCGCGATGGATCCCCAGTTCTTGGGGATCTCGTCGACGATTCCCAAAACCTTGGAGTTTTTGGCGTGGATCTTGAGGAAAGGCATTTGACCTCCGAGTTATTCGCCACCGGGTTCGAGAATGGACTGCACGGCCAGCGCGATCGCGGAATCGTCGGCATCGCTGTCCGCCGAAATGTGGATCAGCGCCGAGTTCCGGGGAATCGTGAACGATCCACGCCCTGTGGCTTCGAAACGGATCGCGGCGGGCGCGACTTTGAACGGTCCCGCGGAATCCGGAAGCGTAACGACCTTTGGATCGAACGCGGTGCGCGCGAAAGGCGCGGGCGGCACCGGCACCATTTCCTTTCCGCCGGAGCGTTCCAGATTGGCGGCGACGGGACGGAAGAGGAGATCAAGATACGTCGCCGCGCCGATGACAACGTCGTAATAGACGCGAAGCGCGGTGGCGTTGGAGAGGTCGTAGCCGTCGGCGTTGCCGAGCGTCAGCGGGGTTCCGGTGAGAATGCCGGATGTCCGGGTGACCGGGGACGCGAAAGGCGCACCGGTGATGATGGCGAGATCGCCGAATCCGAGTCCGGATTCGAACTTCTTGACGTCAAGCTGAATGACGCTCATTTGCGCTCTCCTCAATTACGGTTCAGCATCGCTCCCGATAGGGAGGCGCGCGGTATCAAAAAGGGGCGGCCATTCGAGGCCGCCCCTTTCATTTCTTCAAAGAGCTTGAACGGATCAGGCGACCGAAACGTTCAGGCCGACGGTCACGGCACGGTCCGACGCGGACTTCGCGGGCTTGAGCCGGGCGAAGATCTTGCGAACGGTGCCGACCATGATCCGCTGCCGGGTCAACGGCGCGGAATCCATCTCGACGTCGAGCATCCGGCGATCGCCGACCATGAAGGCCGGTTTGTTGACCCGCAGAATCTGGGTCGTGCTTCCCGGGGTGCTGGGAACCACACCGCTCGAATCGAGGGTGGTCTTGACGAGGTCGGAAACCACGACATCGCAGCCCAGAAGCTGCCCGGCGGCGCCCTTGAGCAGAACCGCATTCGGCCCGAGCTTGTCGATGGTCAGCAGGATCTGCGCCCCGCTGGAATCCCGGAGGCCCATCAGCTTGACGAGGCCCTGCGGGCTGGTCAGGAAGATGGAATCCGAATCCTTGGCGCCGAACCGGCCCTGCAGAAGCTTGAGCTTCATGACGTTGTCGGCCGTCATGTTCGCGCCGCTGAGATCGACGGTGCCCGTGGTCGTGGAGAAGTCGGCGCCCATGGCGTCGGCGCGCAGACCGTTCCAGAGCGACTGCACATCGGAAACCCCGCCCGCGGCCGCGACGACATCGCTGTCGGGGTGGGTCGCTTCGGTGGAACCGTTGATGATGCAGTTTTCCTCGCCTTCGGCGAGCGCGATGACGAGCTGCCTGCGGATCGTGGGGATCATCGGAATGATCGAATCTTCCTCGATGGTCTTGGAGAAGATCGAGGACGCGATGACCTCGACGGCGGTCAGGGTCTCGCGGTCGGTTCCGAGATTCGAAACGACGGCCGGAACATTGTACGGCGTGTTTCCGGTCGATTCCGCGATGCCGTAGGGCGTGAAGTCCGCGATGAGCTGGGATTTCTTCACGGTCCCGTTTGGCATCGTGAAATGCGGGAATGCCTGAGCCAGCACGCGCTCGATGCGGATCATGTCGATGAGCTCGGGGGAGAAGATTTCGGGAATCCACTCCGAACCCGCGCCCGCGGTTCCGGCCGCCATGGCCTTCGCGAGTTCTCCGGAGCCCTTGCCGAGATCGTGGTCCCAGATCTCGCCGAGCTCGGGGTAGTTCTTGAGAACTTCGCCGGGCGTCTTCTGCAGCACCGCGGAAGCGAGCAGCACGTCATCGTTCCAGCGATGGAACTTCTGCAGCCACTCGTCGGAGCCCGCGCGCTTTTTGATGGCCTTGGCGTACGCCATGCGCGGGGCGGTGAGACGGTCGGGGGTTCCCCACGAGGACTTGAAGACGGGCCCGTCGTCGCGCTGATAGCCGACGTTGAGTCCGGCTTCCTTGAGAACCTTCAGCGCCTTCGCGACCTCGTCGCCGAGATCCTTGTCGGAGCGGCTGGTGCCGTTCTTCTTGGCTTCGGCGACTCCCTTGAGCACCTTCAGTGCTTCTTCCGCGGTCTTGATTTCCATAGCTGTCTCCCTTTACCGGTTGCGGGCAACGTAGCCCAAAATTCCTTGATCAGTCCTTGTCCCCCGCGGGTTTGAGGGCCTCCGCGATGGTGATCGCGAACTCGTCGAAGGCGGCCTTCTCGACGAACTTTTCGCCGAGCGCCTTCGTGATCGATTCCGAAATCGCGGTTTCCAGCCCGGGCCGAACCTTCTCGGCGATGGCCTTCAGCATCTCTTCCGTCCACTCCGGGTCGCCCTTGGGCGCCGCGGCCGGGGGATCCCCGGCATCTTTGGTCAGGCCATCGATGGCCTCCATGGCCTTGTCGAGTTCGGTCTTGGCGGCTTCGGGAAGGCCTTCGGCTTTCAGCGCGGCTTCGAGGGCCGCCTTGACGACGCCGAACCGATCGTCTTTGACGACGGTTTCGCCGAACACCTTGACGACTTCGGCCCGGATCTCGGCGACGGCTTTCGTGGTCTCCTCGCCGAACTTCGTGAAGACGTCGGAAGCCGACGGCATGGGATCGTTGTCTTTCTTGCGGAGCGCCTTGGCTTCTTCGTCGATCTTGGCGATGAACTGCGTGAAGGGTTCCTTCAAGGCCGCGGCGAGTTTGGCGAGTTCGCTCATGGGTTTCTCCTCGGGATTGTTGCGTTTCATCAAAGCAAACCGGATTCGATTCGCGGGGTTGTCAACGATCGAGACCTCATCGACTTCGAGGTCTTCGAGTTTCTTTGGTTTTCCGCCGCGAGTCTTCATGTTCATCAATACTAGACCCGCGGTGGGGCAGCTTCGCGCGCATTCGCACGGCCGCCGAGAGAATATCCGCCGAATTCTCCGGATTTGATCTTGGCCCAGATCCCGTCATCGAGAACCTTCGAGACCAGAACCCACGACCCCTTTTTGATGTCCTGACCGCCGAGTTTGTAATCGGTGGGCGCGATAAAGGATTCGACGGGCCGGACCTTGTCCGTATTCTCTTCGTGCATCAACTTGTTCCGCTGGCTTTCAAGCATCCAGCGGTGCGCCGCCTTTTCGATGGTGGCTTCATCGGCCCAGTCGCCCTGCGCATCGACTTCATACGGTTTGTAGACGACGCCATAGACGAGACGTTGTGTACCTTCGGCTTTTTCGACTTCTTCGTGATGCACGAACGGAACGAAGCATTCGAAACTGCATTTCTGAGTCGCGGCCGTGGCTTCGGCGAGCTTGTCCTGCGGCTCGTCATATTCGATCTCGCGGCGTCCGATCTCGGCCATTACGATTTTGTGGGCGGCGATGATTTTCTCCGGTGTGTCTCCGAGCTCGAAATAGATGGCCGCGCTGTCGTGGAGTTCGTGGTCGATGTCGATGATCTGTTCGTTGCTGAGATCTTCGATGATGGCGATGCGATCCACTTTTTCGAGGGCCTCGGTCTGGCTCTGCACTGATCCCGGACGGCGCAGCATGCCATCACCGGAAAGCGTGACGTCGACGGGTTGTGTCAACGGTTCGAAATCGATGCCGATGAGGACTTCTTCGGGGTTGTCGGGATTGTCGACAATCGGCCAGACTCCGGTCGTTCCGATCGCTTTTGTTCCTGCCACAACGACAAAACGCCAGTCGTCGCGATCGATCCTCGCGGCCTCGGCAGCCTCCGGACTTTTGGGGACCTTCAGCGTTTTCATCGACCCGTCGAGGATCTTCTTGCCGTCTTCCTCGGAGATCACAATCGCACTCATTTCGTTGATTGGAACCTTGCGCAGATACTCGCCGAAATCGGTCATCATTTTGCGCTGGCGTTTGGGCAGCGCGGGGCCGCCCTCACTGTGCTCGATGTCGCGTTTGTCGAGTTCGTCCACGACGATGGCGTGGACCGTGGTCAACGTCGAGAGAAGCTTGCCGAGCCGGTGATCGTTGGCACAGTTCGCGAGATCTGTTTTCCAGACCTTGTGAATCCTGCGGTCGAGCTTGATCAGCTCGCGATCATCGAGAGCCCGAATCGTTTTTTCGTCGCAGTCGTAAATTGACGGCATATTAAATCGCTCCTTGCGCCCGCGCTTCTTCTTCGGTCAGAAGCTGCAAATGGCATTCACACCTTGACGTGTTCCACGGCCCTGCGCTGGGGTCCCCGGGTGCGTCCATGAGTTCGATTCCGTTACGTCCCGGAACCTCGAATGGGGCGTCGATGGGGACGATGACGGAGTTCATGACGACGTGATTCTCGCCATATCGCCCGTCGCGTGTATTCGCGCCGGTAATCATCCATTGTTTGTGCGTATAGGTGTCGCGTCCCTGCGCAAGAATCGCAGTATTCGAAAAAGTCGTGGCGTCGGACGGCACGAGATCCGAAATTCGCTGTTCGATGAGACGATCGAATTCGTCGCTCATCCGATCGAGTGCCTGTTTCGAGTCCAGCCCTTCGACTCGCGCCTTTTCGGCGGCGTCGATGACTCGATTCCGAATCGTGTTCGCCGTCGAAGACAGCCGATCTTTCTTCCAGCTTTCGAAAGCCTTCTTGAAAGACGGATCGGTCTCGGCGACTTCCTTGAAATCGACTCCAAGACCACGGGCCGCGACCCGGGCAGCGACGTTGGTTTGATTGAGGACTTCACCACCGACTTCGTCGATGAGGATCCCGAGAACGTCGTCATCGGAAAGCGGAATCCCGTTCAGCGACCGGAAGTCGAATTGCGGTACGCTGTCGTCGGCTTTCCGGACACGTTTCGAAGTAACGATCTGATCGCGGAATCTCCGCAGCACTTCCGCTTTGATCCGTTCAAAAGCCACACGATAACGACCGGCGAGCTTGCGCTGCATTCGATGCCGAACGTTCATCGACGCCTTGATCGTGTCGAGCCGGTCGAAGTAATCGACGAGCTCCTTTTTCATTTCGAGGTCATGCCGCTCGCCTTCGAACGACGGATCGCCAATGCTCGGCGTGATGCGTTCCGGATCCGGGTCGCCTTCGAGACCTTCTGGACGCTCCGGCCTGCCCGGGGCGCTATACGGTGCAAGGCCGAGCGGAGCGTGCCACGTATCGCCCCACGGGACCGGCTTCAGACCGCGTTCGGCGCGGACTTCGTTGATGGTCATGATGCCGCGATTGACTTCGGAATCCGCGGAACGCGCACGGACATCGAGATCTTCGACGAGCGAGAGCACGTCCTGCCAATCGAACTCGATGCGCTCGTCTTCCGGTGCGAGCCAGAGATTGATCGATTCTTCGATCCGCTTGGCAAGGCCGACGACCGTCAGTTGATAAAAATAGGCTTTCTGCTCTTGGAAGTTACCGGCACCGCTGACGGCGACGCCGACCATGGCCGGAGGAACGCCCTGCGTGGCGAGCTGGGCATCACGGGCGCGGTCCATGAGCTCCGCGAACTGAATATCGTGCTGGGTAAACGCCGTTTTGTTGAATTTCAGTCCGGAATGCAGAATCAGAATCGAGCGCCAGACGTCGGGGTGCCCGAGTCGGTTCTTGATCGCGGTTTCGACCTGATCGACCTGCTGTTCGCTCAACGGATATTCGGTCTGGAAAACGCCTTCGGGCATACCGGCCGCACCGTTGCGGAAGAAAGCATTGTTCCACGCTTTGCCGTAGAACTCCCAGATCGCCGAAGTCTGCGACGCCATCGAAGGCGATACCGGCCAATAATCGGCGAAGGGTGACCAGTTGCGCATCGTGAACAGATTCTCGGCCGGAATGAACCGAGCAACACCGGGGCTCTGTTCGAAGTCGATACCCTTCCAATAATCCTTTGGATCGGGGACGATCTTGATACGATCAGGGCGCAAACGTTTCAGGCCGTTGACCTTCCCTTTCGGGTCTCCGTTCTCGAACGATTTTTCCCAGAAGGTCCATCCGCACAAGCTGAGATCGATGATGATGAGTTCGGCGAAATCCGACCAGATCTGGACCTTGTTCGGACGGTTGAGCAGATTTTCGAGATGCGTTTCACCGGGCTCGGCTCGCTCGAACTTGCCGTCGGAATTCTTCTTTTTGAAAATGCGACGAATCGTCGTGACCGCGGAAATTTTTCGTTCGATGGCGGAATTCGTCCATTCGCTCGATGTATATAGTGCGAGCAGTGTTTTAAGATCCCCGGGATTGATCCCCGGCGCCGGTTGTTCCATCATCGGGTCTGTTCCAGAGCCCGAAGCCTTTTCGGTTTTCTGCTTTCCGTCTTCGTCCTGTTTTTTGATGGCGCCGATGTCTTCGAGAATCCGTTCCGCACGACTGGGCTCGCCGGACGAAATTTTCGTCGAATGCACGAACTGGCGCGGAAGCGAGTCGCCTGCGAGGGCCCGGCCGAGCTTCTGAAGTAGTTTTTTCACCGTCGTCTCCGAATTTTTCTCATGATCCGATCAAAATGGGCGCCGAGAGTGAAATTTTCCTCGACAACGCGCTTCGTTCGCTCATGTTCGGGCTCTTCACTCTTCACGACCCCCTTCCCGCCGGGCTGGACAACGCAAACACCGGGGGTCTTCTTCAGGTCGCCTTCGACCTTCAGACCAAGATACAGGGCGGCGTCGACAGTGTCTACGCCTTTATCCTGTGTTCTCGACCTGAGCTTCGACATTTCATCGATGAGATTCACGCACCGTGAGTGCACAAAGAAGCGTGGAGGCCCGGCGTTCGGTGCGACAAGGGCACACAATCTGTCGAACATACCTTCCCGGGTCAGCTTTTTGACCGGTCGGAGCTTGAAACGGACGGTGTGCTCGTTCCACTTCGAGATTGTTTGCGGAACGGCGCAATCTCCCGCGCATTCATCATGGCATGGGAAGCCGGGGAAAAGATTGTCAAGAACCTGTTCCGCCATTTTGGCGTCGTTCTCCGGCTGCATGCTATCCGTGACATATTCGGCGTATACCTGCACGTCACCAGCGATGATCTGCGCATAGAGAACGGCCGTTCGCCCTTCGCCACCACCGCCAAAGTCGACAATGATCAGGATCGGTTGCCCTTCGACCGGCGTTCTGTCGCGAATATTGTTCGCCCGGAACTTGGGGAACATCTTTCCGGACTTGTTTGATACCTTGCGGCTCCGGATCTGCGACAACCACACCGAAGAATCGATCGTCGTGAACTCGTCGATCGCGTCCCCGATGGTCGTTATGCCCTTTGCGTGCGCGAACTGCCCCTTGCAATCCGTGATCAGCGGACATTCCGGGCAGTTCTCATAAACGCGGACCAGAATCGGAGGCGCCTCGGGATTCGTCAGGTCTTCGACATGCGTCGTGATCTGCTTTTCCCCGTGTCTGCTCTCCGGGCAAGCCTCGATGACTTCGGCGATGCACCACACATACTTTTCGACGGCGCGGTTCTTTCGGGCATATAGCAACTGGTCGACGTTCCCGTTTTTCTTTTTGCGGGACGATATGAACGTTATCCCCCGATCGAAGCCGTTGAACGACTTCGGAATCATTCGGCCTTCTTCGATGACGTTCGGTTTGATCAAATCGAATTCGTCGATGCGCAACCGGTTAGGGTGCACGGCGTTGAAACCGCCGATCGAGGCCGTGATGATTTCAAGAGACGATCCTGATTTCAGGTGCGCAGATTGTTTCAGAAATTCAGCGCCTTCGGTGAGGCCGGAAGCCTTCACGGCATCGCTGCAGAGAAAACGTTCGGTCCATGCCTGCGCCCGCTTAGCCTGTTCTTTCTCGGCGGAAGCATGCGCAATCTTGATCCCGGGACGCGAAAGCATCTCCATCGCATTGCAAAGCGAAACCGAAGCCGTCTTGAATCCGCCCCGGTTTCCGACACCAAGGACTTCGGCGGCTTTCGTAAAGTAGACGCCTTCGACGAAATCGAAAACGGATGAGTGCCGGTTGCAAAGTCTAGACGTCAACCAAGGCGCGCCATTTATGGCTTTGGCGAAGCGTTCGAGTTCTTCGCGATTCTTCGGCGCGTGTTTGGCGTAATACCGGATGACGTCGACGCGCAGATCGAAATTCTCTTTTTCTTTACGGCTCGGCATGGATTTCTTCAACGTTTTTCGCGTTCATGATGACCGCGTTTTGCGGGGCTCCTTCGATCTCGACAACGATGAACCCGCTCGAATGGATCCGAAGAACTTTTCCGATTATCTTGACCCGGGATCCGGCTTTGATCCTGCCATTGCGGGATTCAGCGGTTCCTCTCAGACCAAGCAGGCTTTGAATTTCGTTCCTCTGAACATCACCCATTGCAGTCCTCACATTTCATCGAATTTTCCGAAATTCGGTTCTTCCGAATCGTCATCTTCGGTTTCGTCACCACCGTCATCGGATTCAGCTTCTTCGTTTTTGCCCTTTTTCGTTTTGTATGTCCCCCGTTTTGTGCCGCTGAGACCGTTTGTGCTCTTCGAATGCTTGGCGAGACAGTCGATAATGGCGATCAGCGTTTTCGGATCGTGTTCATGGCCTTCGGTCTTGTCGACCAATATTTCTTCGATCTTGCGCAATGCGACCATCTTCAGGATCGCCGCATACCCACGAGCGACGGTCGGAAGCGCGGCAAGCCGCCCGCGCTCGAAGCTTTCTTTTCCTTCGAGGAAAGCATCGGCGATCTGCCGCCCTTTTGTGGCGTGCCCGAAAAGATCGCGTTGCGGGGATTTCACGTCCCCAGCGCCTTCACGCTTTTTGTATGCCATGGAGAAAAGTCCTCGAATTCCACATCATGAATCGGATCGAAAAGATCAGGAGAGAACCCGATCATCTTCGAATCGATTATACAGGTAAAGCAATCCATCTTCATATTGATGACTGGAACCGGCGGGAAGCCACGGTTCACAAGAGCGAGTTGAATGAAGCCCACGCGTTCGCGCGTCGTGAAGATCGTGATCTGGTGCCCGTTCTTCAGCATCCGAATCATCCATGACCGGGCGCCGGGGATCGGTTCTCCGAACAAGCGTTCCGATTTCTTCTTCAACGGCTCGAACAAAACCCCGTCGAGTTCAATCGCGAAATGTTGTTTCTTTTTCATGGTTCTTCGATACTTTCAATGATCCCGATCAAAAGACGTTTCCATGATCCAGAGTGCCGAAATGGGCGATCTGTAGTGGACCGCTTTATCGTCAACAAAATTTTAAGCCCCTGCATAATCCTCCATTTCCCAAACTTCTTTAGATCAATCCCCTTAGAGGTACGTGCAAGAAACTGCTGCTCTTTATCAGTGACGTCGATAAATTGTGACGGTTCTTCGGCTTTGATTTTTTCCAAAGATGCAACCCTTAATTCATGTCTCATGATCCTGTTTTCGCGTCTCATTACGCGGGATCTTTTCGATTTCGCATAACAGCAAAGTGAGGTTCTTAAATTCGTCAGAATGGTTTCGGTGCTCCAAATACCAGACTTAAGATTTCGCTTTGCCGCAGGTATCCACCAACGCCAAACGGCTTCGGCCACAAGTGATCTGACTTCTTCGAAAGCATTGTGCATGACCCTGATATCCGGTTGACAGAATGTTGCCCCGAGTTCTTGGTATGCAATTCGTATAATTTCTTCTGTGTATTTGCCTCTCGCCCCGCAAACGCGAACAAGATGCGCAAGATGGCGCGACCGCACGCGACGTGCACTCGAATCTGCCCCCATCTCTGACCCCTTACCGTTTTTTCTTCGCCGCTTCGAGAGCTTTCTTCGATTTGATGGTAGCGATCATCGCCGCTTTTGTTCGCATACGCTGTGCCGGAGCCTGCCGTTCGTAATACATCCGCATCGAATCGATATGGATTCCTTCCAACCTCGCGAATTCTTCGATGATTTTACTGATTTTCGTCATCCCTGTGCCCGATGCTTGTCGTAAAAACGCCTGCTGCGCCGGATGTTGGTGCAGCGCGGACAGCAGCATTCCTGATTCGGATGGATTTTCGGGACCTTCTTTTCACAAACGGGACAGACCAGCGAACCGTATTTGGTCGTCTTCCTGTTCTTGCGTGCTTCCCAGTCCTTCTTCGCGATCTCGGAACGGCTGGCAAGCTTCAGGTGTTTGGGATTTACGCAGAGCGTCTGCCCGCAGGAATGGACAACGGTCATCCCGAAAGGGATGTTCCCGTGGTTCAGCTCGTACGCGTAGCGGTGAACATAGGTATTCCGATGGGAACGGCCGTCCCGGATGACGCCGTAACGCCTGCCGGTCTTGGTGTGCGTCATCTGCGCGCCGCACCAGATAAGGCACCCTTTGCGTTTCTCCGTGTTCGCTTTTAGCTGCCCGAGTTTCATGGTTCTAACGGGTACTTTATACCGCTTTGCGTTATGATGTCAAGGCTAGTTCAGAAAGATCCTCAGAAATCGAGAGAAAAATGACGGCCGAAAAACATCGAAGCGCTGCCGGTACATCGCATAGTCCTCAGACCAGAGCGGACCTATCATCGTAGCCTCCTCATGAAACAAAATCCGTTTTCGACAGCCACCGTTCGAGCTTTTCAAGAACCTTTTCGAGCCGGGTACGCTGGCCGGAAATGGTCTTCAGTTTCAACGCCTCTTTGATTTCGGACTCAACGCCGACAGCGTACCATCCCGCGAAATTGCCGGTCCAGTTCTGGGTTTCGCTCCGGACTTCCCCGGCCAGAAACCGACGGCGGTTTTCGCGGCGCTCGACTTCGAACCGGACCTTGACTTCTTCGAACCAGCGCCGCAGAGAAGCGACGAAGTCGGCGTGATCGGATTCGGAGAGTGCAGCC